AGATATGAGTTTAAAGGTGCCGATGAATATGATTGTGAAACAAGAGGAATAATTGAGTTATCGTTTCAAGAATTTATCGATGAGCTTGGATATTGTGAATTTTTAGATTTATTGAAGGAGAGTTAATGGTTAAATTAATTTATATTACACCATTATGGTTAATATCAAATGGCGTTAGAATGAGCCATAATAACCACAACTTAAGTGATGACGACAATGTTAGAGTAATTAATGGTTTAGAACCAACAGGAGATGCAGATTATACAGATATAGGTATAAAAGATTTTAATTTAATCAAGAGAGTTGGATTCAAATTAAAACACGAAAGCGTATTAGAGCATTCGTTGTTAGTATTTGAATTTACAATTAGTAGAACATTATTGCAAGAATTGTCAAGACATAGAATAGGAATAAGCCCTACTGTTAAATCAACAAGATATACATTAGCTAAAGATTTAAAAAATGAAGAACCATTTCTTGACCCGTTAGGTAATGTTCAAAAAGATACATATACAAGAGCTTCTAAATATGTATATCTCACTGGTTCTGATGCTGACTATGCAATAGTTCAAGCTCTTGATAATGTTAGGCGGTTGGTTCAGAATAGAAAATTATCAAATGATGTAATTAAGTATGCTTTGCCTGAAGCTTTTTTAACAAAAGGTCAATGGAGTTTCAATTTAAGAAGCTTATTGCATTTATTGAGATTAAGAACCAATGAAGATGTTCTGTTCGAATTTAGAACATTATGTGTTGACATAATAGATTCTCTTGACGAAAATTGGAAAGATTTAATTTTAACTGATGAACAAATAAAGGAAAACTATGAAAAGTATAAAAAGACTTTTAAAAGATAAGGATAGAGCTAAATTAATTTTTAGCTCAATTAAAGAACCAGTATTTGATATTATAGAAATTAAAGATTATTGTTTCTCTGAATATTGTTTAATGTTTTGGGCTAAAGATGGAATTGTCTTATATTTATATTTCACAACTAAACCATATGAAATAAAGGAAATAATAGATGAATCAAATTAAAGTAATTTTTGGATTAGATGAAAATGGAAATGATATTTTTGTAATTCAAAAAGTTAATATGTTTAAAGTTTTATATAAAGAACCAGATGTGTGGATTGACCTATTTCAACAATTCAATATGAACCACGAAGAAATGGATTATGTTCAAGAAATGTTTGAAGAATGGAAAAATTGGTACAGAAGGATTAAGGAATGACATATGATGAGCTTTATGGTGTTGATATTGATGAGTATTGTAAAAGACATAAAACAACAGTAGATGAGCTGATAAATAAAGTTGAAACAGATATCCAAATTCTTAAGGAAAATCTTGCTAAGCATACATATAGTGAACCAACTAACTGGACACTTGTTGATTCTATACACAAGCTACTAAATAAAAAAGAAAGTCACTTGAGAAGGTTAAAACAGTGGAAAAAAGGATTAGAGAAGTTTTCAGACTGAATGAAATTAAAGGTTTTGTTTATGATGAGAAAAATAATAAATGTCAATTCTTTTTTAAAAATAAAATCAATGGTCAAGAAAAACTAATTAAAGGCAAGTTGGTTCTATTTAACAAAAAAGACAATGAAATATTAATAGAAAAGGAGATATAAATGTTTTATTTTAGACTAAAAATGATTTTAACTATAGCCAGTTTAATTTTATCGGTGTGGTATAAAATTGAAACTATAATGAAAAGGAGAAAATATGCAAGATAATCCTATTAAAGAAATAAAAAGATTTCAAACTGATAGATTGCTTGATAAACAGCCATATAATCATAAAACTGAAGTTCTTCATATTCTTGAGGAACTTGTTGAAATGCTTGGCTTTGAGAGTTTATACGCAAGAGATAGAGCTGAAACAATTTATCAACACTTTATTTATTATGAACCAGTTGAAGATAATAAACTTGTTGATGCTTATGCTGATATTATCGTATTTGCTATTGGTTCTATTATGAAGCTTGGATATGAGCCAGAGTGTGTTCTTAATGAAGTAGCTAAAGAGATAAATAGCAGAACTGGTTCTATTATTAATGGTAAATTTATTAAAGATAAAAGTCCTGAAGCAAGAGCTAAATGGTATAAAGCCGATTATGAAAAATGTAAAAAAGGAGATTAATGTTTAAAGATGAAATAAAAAGAGAAATGAAAAAACAGCTCGAAAATATAACAGCTGATGATATCAAAATCTATTACACTGATGATGTCAATACATTAACATTAAGAGCCTATAGTAAAGACTTCGAATACACATACTGTGGTTCTGGGTTAATGGTTAGATGGATAAAGGGTAAAAGCTTATACGAAAAAGTAAATTCAAATAGAGTATTTAGAGATTTATATAATATTGCTTTTAACTGTGTTGAAAACGGGTTGGATATTGATGAACAGTTAAAAATGGTTTTATAAGGAGAATTAATGAATGTATTAGAACAAAGAAGTAAAATATATGGAGATTTTTCGTTTATTGCCATAACAAGTCAAACAATCAAAGATATGTACAATACTGACAATACTCAGGAAACAGATTCTGTAATTAATGAAGCTTTCGAAATGATAGCTCATAAAATTGCAAGGATAATTAATGGTGGTTCAAGATATGTAGATAATTGGAGAGATATTGCAGGATATGCTCAATTAGTTGTTGACTATCTTGAAAGTGAGGCTAAAGAAGCAATTGATTCCAAGGTCACCTATTATAAAAAAGAACCAGGGAGGGATTGGCAGGAGTTAAGAGATGACTAAGAAACAATTAAAAGAAAGAGCTTTAATGCTCTTTATCTTTTCATTTATGAAAGAAGGATTCAGGCTTCTTGATTTAGAACCAGAGAAAATAGATTTGTCTAAACTAACTGATGAACTTGATATTAAACTTATTTCTTTTTATAGACAAATGAAAAGATTGAGACCTACGTACACTCAAGAGAAAGTCATTAATTTTTTTTATAAAAGAATAGAAAAAATTAATGATGACATTCAACAGGAATGTCAGCCTTTATATATGGGACTAATAGGAGCTTGGTTCTATAATAGATTTAAAAGAACTAACGAATTTACGTTAAGTTTAAAATCAAACGACATAGAAAAAATAATAAACGAATACAATAAAGAATTTGGAATATCTGATTGCACTATTAAAAAGTCTATTGAAATTATTGAATCTATCTATCCAGATGAAAGAGGACTGATTGAGTTTTATAGGCTTACAAATAGATTTCCTTTTTATTTATTAGAACCGACGCACACAGCGAAGGATGAGGAGAAATTGTCTGAGTAACGCAAAAATCGTTGAGTGCGAAGCACTCCGATTTTGAGTAACGCAGGAAATTTCGACGAAATCCGTAGCTGTGAATATGTTCTTACAGATTAATTTATCAGAACCACTCCCCTGTTGGTTCTGTTCAGTTCTTGTCGGTTCTGTTTTAAAATCATAAATAACATATAGGAAGCTACGGACTGCGTCGTGTTTGTTCTGCGATACTCACTACGCTACGCTTCGTTGCGTTTCTCGAACCAAACACTTCCTTGTCCTACGCTTCCATAAATAAATATTAATTTAATATTAAATATTAAGAGCTTTTAATATTAAATTCCCATAATATCGATATTATTGCTCTTAAAATTATGCTACTGATTATGCTTTATATATAGAGCATAAAATATATATATTTTTACAGTTCCATAAAATTATGGAAATTCCATAAAAAAATAGCTCTTTTTGACCACAAAAGTCCATAAAATCGGGGTTTTATATCTATTTTGCTCTTTAATTTTTTATTCTGTTTGACGTTTATGGAAAAATATGTTACAATGTTGTTGTTTAAAAAAAATAACAACAACAAAGGAGTTTTAAATGGAAATCAAAAGAACAGCATTAGAAAAATTAGCAGAAATAGAACCAAAAGAAGCTTTAGAGCTTGGTTCTACTGTTAAAGTGAAAGATGAGGAAGTATTCGTTACTCATCCTAAAAATATACAAATACATTCCATCGCTAATATTTTACCAAAAATGACAGAAAATGAGTATACATCATTAAAAGAATCTATAAAAATTAATGGACAATTAGTTCCAGTTTATTTGTATAGAGGAAAACTTGTTGATGGAAGACATAGACTTAAAGCATTACGTGAGCTTGGTTCTAATATAATAAAATA